ATAAAGACTAGCTTCTCTTTTGTTGAAGTCTAGCCTAAGCAGTTTTCATGGCCTGATGAGGAACCGAAACCCAGATAGGGGTCGCCATGTGGTATAATGTATTTATTTGGAGGATGCTGCTTGTCATCCTGGTCCTGTTCGTTAGTTTTGCGTCCCTCCTGCTTATGTGGGGAGGCTTTGGAATATTGCTGGCTTTGCCAGCCCTGTTTATTGGATTTTGTGGCCCAGTTGGTTGTGCTCTGATCATGATCTTGGGCCCCTTGTCTGGTTACATTTTTGTCTCCATATTTCGCGACAGTCTTGCCCGCGAAGTGGCGATCATTGACTCAGTAGGTGAGGAAGCCGCCTTGTGGGTCTCTTCGGATGTTAGCACACTTTCATCCCACCCACTTAAACTTGTGATGAGGGAAGTCATCTGGATGGGCCATGATGAGTCAGGGATCTGGCTCCAAGCATGGGCCCACACCTTGAAGCTCCCTGTAGAGCTGCAAGACATGGTGGGGCGAGGTGCTGCACAGTTTGGTTCCATTCTGTGGTCAAGACTTGTGCTTTGGCTGCATGCTGGCATGACGGAGTGGCCGTCTGCCGTCTTTTCTTGCTTTGCCATTTGGCGTATTGCCAGGCAGGCAAAAGTATTGGGGGTTTGGTGGTACACAAAGTTTTGGTGGCGTTTAGTAACAGTCCTCATTTTCCTCTACCACCTTCCCCCAGACGTGATGGTCCCTTTGTTGTTTAGGGGTTGCTACTGGTTCTTACGGGAGGTTGTCGCCATAACCCACCAGCGCAAGGAAGCTTGGGAATGGCTTCAGACTTTTTATGTCGCCATTCTAGTCAAGTTCATTGCTTGGGCCGAGTCGGTTAATAGTGAATTTGAGAAGCATCACTCTCTGGCTATTGCTAGAGGCTCTTCTCGGCTCACTCAACATTTCAAGTCGATGGTAATGACAGCTTCCATCGTTGTGTCTGACTTGGCACTGCCATCCTATGTGAGGACAAAAGGGCCTCTTCGGCCTGACCGTGAGACCCTGGAGGCTTCTTTGACACTCATGAAGGATCTCGGTTGGCCTATAAACGTGAATGTCACAGATCCTGCCCCACTGGCTTCCCAGTCATTCAAGGAGTGGGTGCTTTGTGGGTCAGACTTCAAGCAGGGGATTCACAACCTCAAGATGCAAATCGATGAAGATCTTGAATCCCTACGCATTGCTGGCATTCGGTACAGGAGGTCTGAGGAGTATGCTTCTGTTGAGAATGAGTTGGAAGCCACTTCACGGTATTTCCGCTCTCCGAAGTATGACTATCCTGACCTTGACTTGGATGATGTTTGGTTTGTTCTGGGGGATATCTTTAGGCATTCTCGGCTTACATCTTTTAACTACATCATTCGGATGTGGGAAAAGAAGTATGCGCTGGGTGCTTTTATGAGGGATCCCCTTAGGCTACGCAGTAAGTACAAACGTTCCAAGTTTATCCATGACTTGGGTGGTTATGGCCCTTTTAAAGCATTGTGGGCCCGCACCTTCTGGGCTGCAACTCAGATTTTGCCAGTTGCAGCTGTGTCTGTGAAGGGTGAGGCCTTGCCTGAAAAGAAATGGGCCAACAATATGGTTCGTTCCATTATTGGCTCGCCTATTACCCAATACATTATGTCGACCATTTGGAATTATGGCCCAAACCACAGGTTTTCATGGGTTTCGACACCCATCAAAATTGGTATGCCACTCAATGGTTACTGGATGTCTACTATTTGGCAGCGCCACTCACGCTGTCAAATTCATGTGGAGGGTGACTTCACTGCTTTTGACAGCACAATTAGTGGGAAGGTGATTGATGTCATCAAGGCCATCCGAAAGCATGGCTTTGAGCACCACAAAGACAGAGACCGGATCGCCGACTTGATTGATATCAATTATGAGCAGGTTGTCCACCAACTATTGAACACCACTTCGACTGGAAATGTGTACAAGAAAGGAACTGGTTTGACAACTGGCCATTCTTCCACTAGTATGGACAACTCTGCGGGTTTGGTGGTGCTTTATTTGATGGCATGGAAAGACTTGACTGGTCTGTCATCTCGAGAGTTCATGTATTATAATGAACTCTCGTGTTTTGGCGATGATCATGTTTTGTCGATCTTGGCCGCAAAACCCGCCGTGTGGACACCGAAAAATATTCGGTCCACAATGGCTAAGTGGGGTCTCACTAACAATTTGGAAGTGAAGCAGTCACTCAATGAGGTCTCTTTCCTTTCGAAGTGGGGAAGACGTGCAACGCCTGCAGAAAGGGCAGAGCTTAAAAAGTTCGGGCTCGATGTCCCATTCGTGGTGTGGCACGACAAGAGGAAGTTGGTCGGCAAGTTGACTGCACCAGTTAAGAATGTTTCAGCCACATATAAGGCTAAACGTTTATTAAGCTATCTCACGTTAACTGCACACCATCCAGATTTGTATGATGGCATATGCAAGGTCTTGGTCAAGTCACCTGCCATCATGACTCACATTAGGCATAACAAGTGGCGCATCCCGTCTTACCAGACTGTGATGCGTAACTGGTACAACCCATCTCCTCCGCCTAATCAAACTGACAGATTGATTTTGGAAGATCAAGAAGAGTTTGAAAATGTTGGGCAATTGATTGAGTATGGGGAGGTGAATGCCTTAGATGCGTTTGTCGGGGCCTTGTCTATGGCGCCTGACTTACTGTCCCCTTTATTGTTCAACTATGGGTACATGCGGGCTTTGCAGACCTTTTTGAGGTCACGGCTTGCCTGGGTGCCCGATCTTCTTTGCCTTAACAATCCCATTTTGAGTGCGGGCATGTTGGAAAATGTGTGTTCGAGGACTCCTTATCGGTTTCTTGAAACCTCTCTCTTTGTCCCTGGGCTTAGCGGTGTCAACGAGAGCACTCTACTTTTGCGGCATTGGCTCTTTTGCTGGTATTGCTCAAGGAGGCCGAAGCAGAGGTTGGGTGCATGGACGAACATGATTGTAGCCAAGTTTTCAAATTTGCAGTTCTTATTGAACGGTAGGGTCATGCTAGAGTCACGACAAAATGAACTCGGGCTAGACTTATTGATTGCTTGTGCTTTGTTGAGCTTGGTGAGTGTCCCGGACTGGATGTCACCCTTGGGCAAGGTGGCGTTGCCTGACCTCCAACTCATCTTGGATTCTGTCATACACTTTTTCACAGTGCTTATCTGGCAAAGTGTCCCCCCTAACTTTAAGGAAACAACCCCCACACTGCGTACCTTTGATAGAACAGGTGGGCCTATTGGCGTCCAGGCACCCACAGGAACTGGAAAGTCAACTGGCTTCATCCAACACCTTGCAATGGTTGCAGGGCACAGGTTTCGCAAAATTGTGGTTGTTGAACCTCGGAGTATTCTGGTTCACGGGCTTGTTCAATTCATGTCTGACAATTATGGGCTGGACGTGTCTGGTGCTACTTCTGGTCTCAAATTGGACACTTCTAAGAGGGTCTTGTATGTTACCCCACAAGCACTCATGGGCCATCTTGAACTCTTGAACCCCGAGAATTTAATTGTTCTTGATGAGGCCCATTTGGGCGAGGCCTTTTACGATGCCTTGCGGATTATTATCCGTAAGGCCAAACTCCCGTCATTATGGATTTCTGCAACACTCCCAGAGCATTTGAGGGCCCAGTGTCAGCTGGTGCTAGACATACCTATTGCAAACCTCTGGACAGTTGGTGAGCAAGTTGTCAAGCACAATATTGATGGCACTTCGGCTGTGTTGGCACATTATCAGGACTATTGCCTCAATGTGGCCAACACATTAACCCCATCACAAAAGGGCTTATTCTTTGTACCGACAGTCAAAATGGCTGAGTTTCTTGCTGAGAATTGCAAACACAGCAGTTTTGCCCTGCACTCCCATTCAAAATTAAATGCCCGCTGGGAGTCACGGGCAATTTTTGCCACGCCTGTTGCAGATGTCGGCCTTACCATTCCTGACGTCACCCTCGTTGTGACACCGAATTTCACAACTTTGAGTGGCAACAAGTTATTGGCTTTGGACCGGCACACTCGTGCCCAGCGTAAAGGCAGAACTGGCAGGACTTCAAATGGGACATTTCGATTAATCTCGTACAATGGCCCTTTTGAAGACTTAGGTGTCAAGTCAGCATCGTCCCCTGACAGCATTCGTGAGTTGCTGCTTTCAGGAATGCCAGTCGCTTTGGCCAGTGTGCTTGGCCAGGAAAATGTCATTCGTGCTTTTGGCGTTGAACCTCCTGATGAGGGCGGGGAAATTGAGAGCATTCTCAATGATCTGGAGGTTTTCCTCGCCAACATGCGCCCAGTCCTCTTGGGTGCACAGGCTGCACGAGAGACAGGTGATCCTGCTTTCGGCCCGCCGCAGGTCTTGCACCCTACTGGGACTGGTATCAGCAGCTCGTATCCCCAACCTGAGTCTGGGATTGATGAGAAGATTCTTGAGATGGCGGCGAATCTTCTGTCTGCTAAGGCAGTTCACGGGTCTGAAGTTAATGACAACTTGCTTAGGCAGTTGGATACCATGGCCGGTCCCGTAATCCGAGTCGGCAATCTTGTTAGGGCATTGTTAGCCGGTGAAAAGACTGACACATTGAACCCCAAGAACGCCATTCCAACAGGTAGTCTAGAAGATGTATATGCGCTTAAAGGCATATATGATATTCTAGTGCACCTTGACGAATAATATGTTTTCCCCTGACGAGATATCGAAACTGGCCACCAGTCGGGAATAAGTTATGTCAACCCATTCAGAGACTGAATCCACGGCAACGGAAACGATTGCCCGGCAAATTGAACACATAAAGTCCAAGCCAGTGTCCCTCGGTGGTGCTGGTGGTTATTTCGTCACTAAGTCTAAGCTGGACCACATTGAGCAGAAATTGCTTTCTGCACTTGAACAGTCCGCCACGACTTCAGACAGTCCTTCGCGTCTTATTGAGCTGCAAGAAGAGCTCAATGAGATCCGTGACTCTTCAAGGAAAGCCCAGGCCGATCTTGAACGTACTCAGGCAACTCTTAAAGAGCGCACAGCCACGTTTGCCAAGGTTACCAGGGAACGTGACACACAACAAGCCTTGGCCAAAAGCCGGCTTGAGGAAGTTGAGCGAACTCACGCTCAGTACCGGGAAGCCCTGGCTGATGCCAAGAAAGAGCGTGAAGAAAGTCGATCTCTCCTTGCCGCGGCGTCCAAGGGTTTTGATCCAGACCGGGCTCAAGAACTCCAAAAGAGTGTTGAGTCCTCCACTGCCAGGATCAAGGACTTGCAGCGGGATTTGGAGCTGATCAATGCTGACAAGAAAGCACTGAACGCGAGTTTTCAGGAAGCCAATGCCCAATTGGCTGCCCTTTCTAACGAGCGGGCAGTGTTGCAAAGCCGTGTCAATGAACTCCTGACAACCAAGAATCTTGCTTCATCAGACATTGTTCCAGAAATCACGGTCACCCGGCCGGAACTGAATTCTAAGATTCTTCAGAAAATGATTGGCGAACGTGGCATCAATTGGCTCCACAAAGCAGAGCAGCAAATGGTAGATGATTACCGCAATCGCATCTACAATTTGCGGTTAGCCACTAAGTACGCGAACTCACCTAATGTCAAATCCATTTCTGATCTTCTCCAGATAGTGCTAAACTGGTGTAAGAACAAGACATGGAAAGCTCGCAAAATCATTGCCGGCTGGGTTGACATGATAGAGTCCCACATCAGGGCTGGTGCAGTTCGCTCAGTCAGATTCTATCATGATGAACTGCGTAGAATCTCAGATGAATTTGATGAGCAGAGAGCCCACCATAACGTCGAACCTGGCCAAAAGTTGCGCTGGTGGGAAGACGCTTACTTTTATGCCAAGGTTTTCTATGGCAGAGCCAAACGTTCAAGTAAGAGAACAACATCTTGGATTTCCCGCACCCTTAAAAAGGTTGGCGGGTTTTTCTCCAAGTTGTTTGGGTTTCGAGAAAGTGTTAAACTGGAACCCGAAGATTTTGACGCAGAGGAACTTCTCAAGAAAGAAGGTCCTAGCGCCTGGGAGAAGGGTAAAATGAGAGCTGGAACAGCTCCCCCTCCTCCCCCTCCGCCTGCCCCAAACAGGAAGGTTAATGCCATGGCCGAAAGGTTGGCAGGACTAATGGGAGGGCGAAAGTGAGGTTGGTTTTGAATTCGCCTCACACTTCCAGACCCTAAATTTAGACGGG